TACTAGGTAGGTTTTAGTTACAATCTTAGGGGAGATCATGCCCATTGCCACCATGGTCGTGGTCTGGGAGGCCGCCGAGTATCTCTGTGACGGGGCTATCCTTGCCACAGCTTTCTCCGCAGCCGCCTTTATCTTCTCCTGCCTACTTTTTGGTTTCGAAGGGGCCAGGGGCTCCCTGACTTCCTCTGAGGGCTCAGTCTCCGGTTCTGGTTCTGGTTCCGGCTCAGTCCCAGTCTCCGGTTCTGGTTCTGACTCGGGTTCCGAAGACGGGCTTGGTTCCGGACTCGGCTCGGTCTCCGGTTCTGACTCAGTCTCTAGGGGGGACTCTATCTCAGATTCTATCTGCGCTTCGATGGCGGCCTCCGCCTGGGCCTCTTGCTGTTGTTCAACGGGGGGAGGAGGAAGGTCAATCTGGATAGGCGCAATCTCAGGCGGGGGAAGAGGCTCCGAGGGGGCCTGTGGCGCGACAGCGACAACCAAGGTGCTTGAGGTCTGAGGAGGGAGCATGTTGGTCATTGCAGGTGCCATTTCCATAATTTGTGCAGGGGGCTGGGCAGCCACAGCATCATTCTGGGCTATCTGGTCTAGAATCTGCTGCTCAACAAGTTGGTCGTAGGTGAATGTCAGGGTAGGATCGGAGAACTTTGGGCCGAAGAACCCCTGGTGATACCCGGCGTCTATTCCGAACAGGGAAAAACTTCCCGTCAGTATCCCGAAGCTATTGGACGATACAGAATCCGAGAACCAGAAATCTCGCTCTCCAGAGAAGTCCAATTCTATCTCGTGGCTAAACTGTCCGGCCACAGTGACACCATCTAGGAGGGTAACCCCAAGGATAACGAGATCTCGACAGTCTCCCGTCTGGTCGAGGCTGGTACAGGTGGATACTGTAGCGTTGCTCGGATGGGAGTCCACGGTCACGGTGCTTTCCAGCGTGAACCCTCTTTGTATCTCGTCCTCCGTCAATGGTACCACAAACGTGCTGGTATAGGTACCTCCCCCCACGGCGGCGTTGCCCGTACAGAACTCACCCTCGCTGCAACCAGAGGATATATTGGATGTAGTTGACCCGCTAGTGGTGAAAGAAGATAGGTTCGGAAGGATATTTGTCGTAGTTACCCCCTCCGCTAACGCACAAGGGGACGCTAGAAGGAATACAACGAGGACATACTTCTCTAGTTTCTGGCGCAATGTATCGTACCACACACTCTGGATAACCCGGCACAAACAGTGTGCAATTATCGCATAGGCCTCATGCAAAATGAACCTCTATCCGTGCCCTTATTTTGGCGGCATACTATTCCCAAGAATTAGGACAAAACAGAGGTGTACCGTGGAATTAATGTTACGAAGGACCGGCTCATACATCCGGCGATATAATAGATACCGTGGGCTAGAGTCGCAGCTTAGAGGGTTGAGCGACCGCATGCTTGATGACATTGGTGTCCCAAGGCAGGATCTTGGATCCAGGGTCTGGAGTGATTCACTACGTTTCTAGTCCAGGGCAGTTGGAGCCTCCTGTTCCGGTGGTTCCCCGGGATTAACCCTTGGGGGCCCCTTGCTCCAATCCTTTCGGGCCCGCTTCTTCGCTTTGGGGCGGATGATTGACCCCACGGGGGACATCTCGACGTTATCTAACCACTCTTCCTTAGCGGCCTCTCCTATCTTCCCCATAAAGGGGCACGGAGACCCCGCCATCCACAAGCCGTCAAAGACACGAACCTCCTGACAAAGGATGCTTATACCAGCAACCTTCAGGCCCATTCCAAAGACAGACCGGGCTAGCTTAATCCTCTCACAATTAAGGTCCCGGATCGTCGTGCCACCAGACACACCAAACACACCCGTCTGGAGCGCTGCGGTGAGTCCGGTCTGGCAGACATCGTTGTTGTTAACAACAATACCCGGGCTGGAAGCCGTGGGCGGAGTCTTGTCCACGACCGTCGAGCTACTTACCGTGGCCGACGTAACAGTGTCCGCCGAGTAAGCTGTCACGGTAGCCAGAACTAACGAAACAGTGGCCAGTCCGATCCACCGAAACATGACTATAGGACACCTTTCTCCTTCAAAAGAAAACCGGCCACCCCGCCCACAACGCCGAGGAGGGTGACAACAGGCTGACCTATCAGGACTCCTAAGCCAACCACCGCAGCGCCGAGGGCGGCGTAGCTGGACGGCTCCTTCATTCGACTAAAAAACCAGTGCATCTGAAAGTCTCCTATAAAATTAACATATCTTGAACGTACCGCCACGAGAAGCTTCACCCATGCCACGGTTCTTACCGGAAACCACGGAGGCTTCCGAGACGTCAGGGGTTTTTTCCTTTTTAGCATTGCTGTAAGGAACGTAACCTTGATCCTTAACCACGATGCCCTTTTTAACAGATCCGGATGTTGTTTTTGCCATAGTAATCTCCTATTGGCGCTGTTGTTTCATGATTTCCCGTTCCCTTGCGGCCTGTATTCTTGCGGCCACTATGTCTTGCTGGGATTGTATTCTCTCCGCTCCCAGGCGGTCGCTACTCTGAGCCTTCTGCTGGTCCAGGGACAGACGAGACTGGTCAATCTGGTTCTCTGCTGCATCACGTTTGGCCCTAATCTCCAGGTCTTGTTGTTTCAGGGCAATCAGGGGATCCGGCTCCCCGCCACCATTTATCTGGACGCTTAAGGCTTTAACCTCCTGCATCCCCTTTGCGGTTAGACCCGCGACCATAGATTCGATCTCGCCAACCTGCTCCTCAGTGGGGGCCTGGCCCTGTAGCTGCTGCCGCATCTGCGCGGCCACCTGCTCCTTGGCCCTCACCGAGACGTGCTCCAGTACATGCTTTTGCAAGGCTATCGCAATTGCAGGCATCTGAGACACTGTAGGGGACGAGCCAAAAACGAGGTGCGCCATTATATGGGCCTCGTGGTTCTGTCCTTGGAACACCGCAATAGGGAGGTTGTCCAAGGATTCAGCATTCTCTATCGCAGGATCTTGTGGCGCGGGTTCCCCTTGATCTACGGGTTTCAAGATAGCGTCCACGTCCTTGACACCCACCGCCCGATACATGCGTCGGTACGCTTCGTACAAGTTATGGAGTTCTGGAGCAGACTGCGCCAACTCCAACTCGGTTTGCGCCAGCGCAACTCTTTGCGCCATGGAGAATATGTTTGGGTCCGAGGAAGGTACAACATCAACCCTAGCATCAAAATCCGCTGCCTTTATAGTCCGCTCCGCGCCTACAACGTTGTAGGGGTATTCAGGGGGGAGGGATTCCCCAAATACCTTCGCAAGAAGTGCAAACTCTTCCTTCTGGGCGTAGTGCAGCCGCTTATGAATAGCGGACATTACCTTTGCGCCCTGTTCCAGCATCGCAATGGTGGTACCCACCGCAGCCTGTTGGTTGCCTTCGCCTACCTGAAGATTAGATGTAGACGCGAATCTCTGCCCAGCCTCCACGCAGAAGCCCATCAACTGGAACAAAGTCTGATCTGCACCCTTGTATGGGAGCAGCATCAAGGAATCTCGGATCGCACCGCCCGGCGAATCTACGTCCCGGAACTCCCCCGGCGACAGAGGCTCGTCGTCATTGCGTATACGAAGACCTCGGGTCTTGAACCCCGCAGGAAGATTGGAGAGCGTACCTGCGTCAATAAGCTGTCGTAGGGAGGCAGTGGCCGTCCGGCTCAAACCCCCGATCATATGAATCAGGCCGAGGCCATAAAACCCAAAACCTGGGAGGAACTTGAAATGTACAAAATACTGGTTCTTCTTATGTCCTGGGTCGTCAGGGCTGTAGTTCCTGCGTATGCTTAGAAGCTTTCCGTTGTTCTCGGAAATAGTGACGACGTAAGGAAGTTTTATTCCGGTGGGTTCACCATCGTCGCCTATATCCTCGTAACCTTCAAGATCCAAGTCTACGTGGCATTCCAGGAGCGTTATCTCTTGGTCCAGGTGGTTAGGAGATACCCCTGATATCTCATCCATCTCTTCTCGGATTTCGGATGGATCCGACTGGGACGCGGACACCTCTATGTCCAAGTAGAAACCGGCGACCTGCTTCTTGCGGAGTTCGTTCTCGCTTATCTGGATGACATGGGTAACGTTCTCAGCAGTCTCAAGATCCGTTGCAGTGTACGGAACAATCAACTGCTCGGCAGGAACAAATTTGCTTACAGCGCGTTCCAAAAACTCATCGTAATAGACCTTCTTGAAGGTGGACCCCGACAAAGGTAGGTAGAAAAGCATCTGGTCAAATTCCGGCGTGTACTCTTTCATCACGCACGTAATTTGATAGTTCATAAAATGGCGAACACGGTCAGCCTGGTTCTCTGCCTCCGGGGTGGACTTACCCAGCACCTCTGTCCGCACTGGTCCACCAGCGGGAAGAAGCTCCCCAAAAGCTTGCGCCTGAAACTGCGTCACAGCCTCTGCTAGAAGAGGGTGAGTCACGCCAGTAGCACCCCGAAAAGGCTCCGAACGTTCCTCATACTTGAAGCCAAGAAGTTCCAGACCGGTTCGATAGGCCGAGGCCCAATCTTTGCGACCCTCTTTGTTAGCTTCGTACTGCTCCAGTAAATCGGAGGTGACCATGGAGGAGGAACTGTCGTGTATACCCTCGGCAAGGTTGTCGTAGAAGTCGCCACCTTCTGGCGCAGCCTTTCCCGGAGCAAAGTCCACTACAACACCACCATCATCCTCCAGCTCGATGTTAAGCCCAGGAGCCTCGATGACGGTAGAATCTTCGACAGCAACCTCCGCAGAATCCTCTACCCCTAGATCCACAGGGGGTATTTCGTTGCGGCGCTCTACAAGAGAGGCCGTGCCGAAGTTGCTGCGGGGGAGGGGGTTCCTTGCCATCGTTATCTAGGACTCAAGGACATAAGGCCGCCTCGCCGCATTTGCGGCATTGGCTGCTCCATCTGTGGCATTGTCCCCATTTGCTGCGTTGGCCCCATCTGTGGCATTGTCCCCATTTGCTGCGTTGGCCCCATCTGTGGCATTGTCCC